CCCGTCCAGAAGCGTTTTGCTCTTCTGGTGGTAGCGCATCGAAATCAAATTCGGCTTGCTCTTCATTGACGGCTCCTTCGGAGAGCATACCATATTCGGCGGGCGCTTCGAAGGCCTGTCCCTGATCCAGAACCTTGCGCACCTGCTCGTTGTCCATCGCGTCCAGGTCGACCCCCATGGACTGCAGATACTGCTGGAGCTGTTCCAGGTCATGGCGCTTGGCCTCGGTCTCCAGATCCATCCGCCCCTGGGCGTAGACGGGAGTGCCGCGCAGCTCGTTATCCACCGCCTCCAGAATTTCGGAGGTGGTCGGTCTCTCGGGGAAGTAGCCCGCCTCCCACAGCAGTTCCCCCGCCTTGTCCAGGGCAATGCCGTCTTCGCGCAGCAGCTTGCGGGTGAAGGGCTTGCGCCCCTTGTCCACGTCCATGGATGCCAGATCCCCGCGGTCGTCGGCAATGCCGCGCTCGCGCATGAACTCCACTAGGGAAGGTCCATGATCGGCAAAGGGCAGCTCGCCGGAGCGCAGGGTGTCGAGATAGGGATCGATGGAGGTGTTGATGGTCCCGCGCTGCAGGACCTCCGGCAGCGGCCGGGTGATTTTCAGGGGGGCCTGCTGGTAGAGCTCGAAGGCGTCCATGCCCAGGCGCTCGGCCCGGGCCCGGTACCTGGCCTGCCACAGAAGGGCCTCGCGCTCGGCGGTCGATCTCTCGCGGCCGATGCCGATCAGCTCCCCGAAGACATCCTCGTAGACCTGGCGGGAGGAGTCGGACTCTTCAACCTCCTCCACCAGAGAGCCGAAGCGCTCGGCGGCGGTGGCCTGGAACTCCTCGGCCTCGCGGGGGGTCATCTGATCCTCGCGCAGGCGCACGTCGCGCATCAGCTCGCCGTGATATTCGGAGGCCGCGAAGCGGGTGGCGTACTCCTCTAGGGGAATGACCACATCGCTGCCGGTGGCCAGGGCCTCGGCATAGTTGAGCCCCTGCGCCATCTCGTTCGGATCGATCCCCCGCTCCTGCCAGAAGGTCTTCCACTGCTCGGCGGGGACATAGATGTTCTCCACCGGCCCGCCTTCCTTGATCCTCGCCACCAGCTCCTTGAATTTCTCCGGCAGTCTTTCCCGGAGTTTCGAGGCCTGGGCGGTCTCGCCGAGGGCCTGCATGAACTGCTGGTTCTTCTTCGCGGCTCTTGCCGCCTGCAGATCGTTGTTGAGCGAGATCCCAGCGCCGGGCAGGCCCAGCCAGGCCATGCCGGAGGCGGTCTTGGAGGCGATCTCCCACAGGCGAGAGGCGACCTCTTCCGGGGAGGTTTTTTCGAACTCCCCTTCGCTGGCCATCTTGGCCATCTCTTCGGCCAGCACGTTCACCGTCTCCTGGGCGATCTCCTGCCCGGTCTCGGCGGCGACCTGCGTCCCGTAGGCCACAGCAAAGCGGCCGGCGGCCCGGCGGGCGGTCAGTTGCGTAACCCCCTCGGCGGCTTTGGCGGTGATGGCCCGCTTCAGCGCCTTGCGGTAGGGAGCGGTGATGATCTTCAGTCCCAGCCCTTCGATGGCGGCGTTAACCACCCCCACCGTCTGGGCGGCAGTCGCGGCGGTACCTTCGTCCAGGGCCTCGCCGTTCTCCCCGCGGATCTGCGAGAGTCCCATAAAAGCATGGCCCGCTTCGACCTTGCGCGTATCGTTGAGAAAGCCGGTGGTCAGGCCGACACCGAAAGCGGTGGCGAAGGCGGTCGGAACGGTGATGATCTCCTCGGGCAGCAGCGCTTGCGGTCCCACCTGCCCCAAGACGGCGGCCGTCCCCCCGGCGGTCATGCCCGCCCCCAGGGCCAGCGGCAGCGACTTGGCGGCGGTGTCCCACATCTGGCCGGCGATCTGCGCGGCGTCGAGCAGGCCATAGTCGCTGGCCCCCTCGATCATCCGCTGCGAGGAACGCACGCTGCGCTCCAGCGTCTGGAAGCGGTCGGCCTGCTCCAGGGAGATCTCCCCGGCCATGCGGGCGTGGGAAAGCCGTCCCTGTTCCTGCTGCTCGCGGCCGGAGCGAAAGGCGGTGACCAGCTTCTCCAGGGCGGAGAGGTTGGCAAGGTCGTCATGGGCGACGGCGGCATTATCCGGCAGGGTGACGAATTCGGCGGTCTTCGGGGCCTGCTGGGGGAGCTGCTCGGTGTCGATCAGGGCGGCCCGGCGTCGGCCCTCGGCTCCCCGGTCTTTGCGCAGCGCCTCCACCGGCAGACCGGTCTTTTGCGCGAGTTTGTGCAGCCCGGCCTCTTCGTCGGGGTTGCTGTCGAGGGAGGTGTAGATCGACCCCTTGAGCTGGAGGTTCTCCGGCTTGAAGGAGCGATCGATGATGTCGTCGTAGATGTCGGCCACTTAACTGCCTCCCCTTTTTTGCGCCTCCAGGTAGACCTCCCGGATCGTTGCCTCGGTGACCGGGATGCCCCGCGTCTTGAGCTTCTGGGTGATGGCCGCCTGGTCCTTGGCCGGTACCCGGATTTTCTCCGTGTCCGCCTCGAAAGCCGGAACGGACTTGTCGATGGGCCACCAGTTCACGTCCTGGGAGACTTCGAACAACAGGCCCCGGGCCATGTTCGTGATCTCCTCCTGTTTGGGGGCCTTGCCGTTTTCCGTCTCAAAGGCCTTCATCCGCCGGTTCATCGCCTCGTAGAACTTGGCGTAGCGCTCCGGGTTCTTGTTCTGGGTGATCCCCACCGCTTTCAAGACCGTATCGACGGCCGCCTTGTTGGTGAGGATGGTGATCTCTTTCTCCCCTTTGCCCTGGCGGATGGCTAACTGATCGGTAATAAGGTCCTTGTACTGGCCTTGGTTGAGTTTCCCCTTCACCAGCAGGGAGTCGAGATTGATCTTGGTGAGGGTCTTTGGGTCGGTCTTCAGCAGCCCCCAGGTGGTGATCTGGTCGGTCGACGGCTGGGAGCCCTGGCCGGTGGTCATGCTGGAGAGGATCTGTTCCACCTTCTCCGGCGCCACCTGCGCCAGCCGATTCCAGTCGGCCTGGGGCACGTCCCCCCGACGCGGTACCCCGCCGGCCAGCTTTACCTTGGCGATGGAGGCATAGACGGCGCTTTCGGCCGCGTCGATGGCCTGCTTGTTGGCTTCTTCCCGGGCGGCGTAGAGCCCCTTGATCTCGGCTGAGGCCGCCTTGACCACGTTGGGGTTATCAGGGTGTCTCTCCCGCACGGTCTTGAGCATGTCGGCCAGGGGAACATCCTCGCCTGCCCCGTAGAAGATCTCCCCGGCGGCGTCCATCCCCTGCTGCGCCTCGGCGAGGGGCTTCAGGGTCGCTTCGATCTTGGCGGCATCATCTCCGGTCAGACGATCTTTGTTTGCTTCGAAGTACGCCTTGGCCCTTAGCGGAGAGTCCTCGGCCAGCCGCCCGATGACGGTCTTATGCATCATCGAGGTCAGCAGTTCGCGGCGCTGGTCAACCGCCTCGCGGGGGATGGAGGCATTCTCAGTATTGCTTTCGATTACCCCGAGGCCGAATCTCAATTCCTGCTCGATCCGCTGCGGGTCGTTGTAGTAAAGAGCGACGTTGTTCAACGTGGATTTGAGGGCCGCCTCATTGGCCTGTTTGGCGTACTTCTCGCTCTCTGTGCTGATATGCCGCTGCAAGTTGGTGTTGAGGGAGTTGCGCCTCTGCTGGGCAAAGAGACGGAAGGCCTTGCGCTGCTCCTCGTTGGGGATCTGTGCCTCTTGCTTGCCGATGTAGAGGTCATAGTCGGAGAGCACCTTCTCGGGCAGGCCGAAGACCTCCTTGCCTTCTCTGCGCAAAAACCCTGGGCTATCGTCCGTCCCCCAGGTGAGTTCCGTTTCCTTGGTGTCGAGACCGACCCGCCTCTCCAGGGTGGCGGTAGCATCGGCGCGATCCTTCTCCTGCTTGAGCACCGAAAGGTAGTCCCCGGAAGCCTGCCCCAGGCCCCGGGCCAGCCCGCCACCGAAGGCATCCGGTCCCACCCCTTGGGCTCTGGGGGTCTGCAGGGCGGCGGTCTTCTCCGTCGGCTCGTAGCGCGGCACGGTCGGGGTGGTGAGGATGGCCGCGCCCCTCATTCGGGTTTCCGGCCGTCGCTCCATGTGGCTCCGCACTTCTCGCAGACGATCCGCTCGTCGGGAGTCTCCGGGTCGGCGATTTTCAATGTTCCGTTGCATAGTCCCTCGCTGAACAGGTCGGCGGTGTATTGCAGGGGGCACCTCACAGGTTCTAGACGCCTCTGGCCACGTAGGCGGAAGCGACCCGATTGATCCAGAGCAGCACCTTGGAGGCCTCCACCTTGGCCTGGCCAGGGTCTTCGTACCCTTTGCCGTCGAGGTAGGCGGCGATCTCTTCCTTGGCCGCCGCCAGCAGAACGCGCAGGGCGATCTCCTCATCAGGAAAAAGAGCGCTCCAGTCGATCTGTCCGACGACATACTCCTCCAGCTCGTGAAGGATGGCATCCCCGGTGATATGCTGGCCGGCGGAGGCGGTGATGGCAACGGTCCGCGGTGCCCAGCTCGGGTTTTTGTCGAGGACCCGGCCGGTGGCAATGGTGACGGCCAGCTCGGCGGCGACCTCGTTGTTCTCGATGGCCTTGCCGATGGGCGAGCAGGCGGCGGTGAAAAGAGCGGCGATGGTGATCATGGCGATGGGGTACTTCATGCGGCTTCCTCCATGGTTTCGGGGGGATTCTTCCCGTTCCAGAATGCCGGGCCACCAAAGACCCTGACGGCTTCGTAGTATTTCAGGGCGCGGCGGCGGCGAAGAGCGGCGAGCCATTCCCAGCGGCTGCCGGACTCGATCAGCCGCAGCAGGTTGTTCAGAAAAACGCGGTCGGCCTCGTCCTTGTCGGCGATGGTTTCACCGGCCAGGTACATCCAATCATGGATGTTGCAGGCCTCGCGGATGTCCAGCCCCCACATCGTCTCGGGAACCAGGAAGCCTTTCCATCCCCCGGTGCCGCAGCCGTTGACCGCGATGGCGCGAACTTCCTTGGAGGCGGCCCGATAGGAAGGCGGAGCGAAGAGTCCAAGAATCTTATTCAACACGCTATCCCTCCATCTGAATGTGGGGACCGTCGACAAACGTCTTCCAGTCGCCCCCCCAAGTGATCGAGACCCCGTACTCGCTGGCGGCATGCTTAAACGCCGCCGCCACGTCACGGTAAAATTCGAGGTCCCAGGTCAGCTTCCCCCCGACGAAGACGGCAAAATCCACAGCCTTGCCGGTCAGGTGGTAGCTGTGCAGGGTGGTGGACTTGCCTTGCGCGGCCAGCTCCTTCTGCCGCTCCTTGTCGCGCAGCCCCTCGGTGATGCCGAAGTCGTGAGGCGACAAGAGAAGGGCGCGGTAGCAAACCGCGATGAGGTCGGGGTGGACACCACTCAGGCGCTCCTTGCTCCTTTGACTGAACCGATGGTTCTTCACTCTGCCCCCTATGCGGTTGCGGCCTTGTAGCCGAAATAGGCGTTGGAAGCCCCGCCGAGGAAGGTTCCCCCGGCGTTGAGAACACCAGACCGGCCGGCCATCTTGCCCTGATAGCGGTCGAGAGTCCCTTGCGTCTGGTAGCCCCAGGCCTCGCGGCGGGCGTTGTTGACGGTGGTCAGGGCGTCGAGTTCTCCCAGCCCGGCCGTCTCGGTCAACAGCGCCAAAGGCGTGCCGGAGTTAATGTCCACCCCGCTGGCGGCCATCCCTTCGGCCTGCTGGGCGGCGATCCGGCGGGCGCGGTCGCGCTTGGCGGCGGCCTCGGAGGCTCCTCGCTGGGCGGCGTCCAGGGCTCGGTATTCGCCCATCTTCTCGTTGTATTTGCCGGCCTTCTTCTGCGTCTGCCCGCTCTGATAGGTGGCATAACCGGAGACGGCGGCGCTGGCCACGGCGGCAACGGCCCCAATGATGGCGGGGTTGCAGGTGATAACGGTCGCACCCTTAATGATGTTCATGCAGACCTCCTCAGTTCGAAGCGATAAAACGGCACACCCTTGCCGAGAAGGACCGGTTGCGGCGCAAACTGGAAGCCGAGCCACTTCAGCCAGGCGATGGCCCCGTGATTGAAGCTGGCCACATAGTTGATCAGCACCGGGAAGTGGTCGAGCATCCGGGCCACCTGGGGGCGGCAGCGGCGCAAAAACAGAAGGGCATGTTCGTCCAGTCGGTCGGTGCCGATCAGCCAGGGGCGGCCGGTCTCGGGGGTCAGAAAGCCGGCCGGAGCAACGCCGAACATCGCCAGGGGAATATCGTCCACCAGGCCAGTCCAGACCGCCGGAGAGAGGTCGAGCCCGGAGCGCATGGCCCGCTCTGGGGTGGTCAACAGGGCGGAAAACTCGCGCCGGTCGTCCTCGCGCACGCGGGCGGCGATGGCCGGAATATGCTCGGGAATCGCTTGAACGATCTTCGCCCTCATGACACCACCACCTGCGGAATGGCCGCCAGAATGGTGGCCGGCAAGGGGTCGGACTGGCGAATGAAGATCCGCCCGCCCCGGGACCAGTCGGAGAGCACGTTCATCTCCAGCGGGCCGGTCACCTCGGCCACCGGGTTGTCGTAATAGCCGCTCATCTCCGGTTTGACCTCCAGCAGGTGCGCGGCGTCCGGGCCGATAAACAGCCCCCGGGTCTTCTCCACGATCAGCTGCACGGCGCCGATGTTCTTCCATTTGTCCTGCAGCGTCTGCCCCTGGGCGTTGATGTCCAGAGTCTCCAGATCCGCCTCAATGGGCAGGCCGGCATGGACCACCACCGCCGGGGTCAGTAAGGCAACCTGCCCCTCGGTGACGACCTGCTGCGGGGCGACGTTGCCGTCGGCGAAGATCGAGACGGTCTTCCCCTCCAGGTGCGAGAGGCCGGTGAAGGTGTCCCGGCCCACATCGAAGCCGGAGCCGGTTCGGCACTCCTCGGGGACGGTGCGGTTGGGCAGGACCAGGCCCTCGGTGGCGGAGACGTAGGTGATGATGGTCAGCCGCAGCGACTCGCCGTCATCGTCATGCAGAACGATCACGTCCCCCTCATCGGCGGCGCCGGAGAAGAAAGCCCCGTCCGTGGTGAAGGTCAGGGTGTCCTGATAAGTCCAACCGCCAGAGGTGGTCAGGGTGAAACCGATCCCCGCCCCCATATTGCGGCCGTCGTAGGTCAGGGCCGAGTCGACAAAGACCGCCTCGCGGGTATCGGTGACGAAGCGGCTGGTGAAGCGCTCCACGTATCGCTTGGTCTGGCCGCCGATCTGCCGGCGGATCACCGCATAGAGGGCGTCTTCCCCCCCTTCGGAGAGACAGCAGACGCTCTCGAAATGGCCATCGGTGTCGTGCCGGTGCCAGCCGATCACCTCCTGGTCGGGCATGTAGGTGAGCCCCAGCAGCTGGCCGTCGTCGGTGACGATCCACACGCAGTTGAACGGCGCCTCCTGGTAGGCCCAATCGACCACCGTCTTGCCGAAGAGCAGATGACTGGCGGTGATGGTCAGGTCCCGCCCCCGGTAGGAGTCGGAGTCGAAGAAGTAGGAGAGGGAGCGAATCGCCCCGCCCTTCTCCTGGACGAACAGGGCGTTATCCCCCACCACCACCGGGGGGACGTGGGAGGCTCCTCCTTTGGCCTGGAACTTGGCCAGGGGAACGAGGTTGCCCTGCTCCTTCTGGATCTTCCAGGCCCCGTAGGAGGTCAGGGCCACCAGCTCGCCGATCTCCACGAAGTGGCGGATCTCGTTGACCTGCTTGGAGTTGAGATTGAAGACAATGGCGTCGTCGTCCAGCAGGGGGTTGGACTGGCCGAAATCGATATAGCCCGCCACCCGCGACTGCCAGACGGTCTGCGGCCGGCCGATAGAGCCGCCGAAGATCTGCCGCTGCTGATGGTAGACGGTGGTTGCCGGGTGGCCCTGCTCGCCTCCCCAGGCCTCCACCGCCCATTTGTAGGTGTTGGTCCCGGAGAGGGTCTTGACCGCCGTGCCGCCACCGCCGTAGCTGCCGCTGCCGATCACCCCCGACAGCTGGAAGCTGTTGACGTCGTTGACGATGATCTGGGCCGAGACGTTGATGCCGGTCATGCCGGTGACCCCGGAGATGCTCACGTCGTCGCCGTCGGAGAATCCGTGCGCCGGGCAGGTGACCACCGCGTTGGTGGCCGGCGAGATCAGCCCCCCGCCTCCGGGGTCGTAGACCGCCTCATTCCCCGCTACCACGTTGGTGATGGCGCGGGTGATGTCGCCGTTGACCGCTGAGTCGGGCAGGCGCGAAAGGACGGTGGCGGCGACTTCCGTCTCGGAAGTGAAGGCGGTAATGCGCACGATGCCGAAGCCCGAATGCAGGTAGCGCCAGACCACCCCCGGGTCGCCGTCGTTCTCGATCCCATCCAGCACCGAGGGACGCACGGTGCCGGTGGTCCCGGCCTGCACAGCCTGGTAGTAGGAGACGCCGGCCCGGCGGATGTCGTTGATCTTCATCGCCTTCTGAACTTCCCAGCGCGGCGTGGAGATGTCCGGGGACTGCTCGAGATAGAAGAGCCTGCCGACCATCGCGGCGGTGAAGATGCCTGTGGCGGCGGTCAGGGTGATGTCGCCGGAGTAGCCCGAGGCGTAAAGGGTCAGGGTCTTGTCGACATTGATATCGAGAAACGGCCCTTCGACGTTGGCGAACTCGGCCAGGGTCCAGTCGGTATGCGAGAAGCGCGACAGCTGCCGGGTGCGGTAGTCAGGATGGCAGAGGGTCATCACGTCGATGCTCTGGGTGACCTTGAGCGCGAAGATGTCCGCCTCGCCCCAGGGGGTGGCCAGCTCCACCGGCTCGCCAGCGCTTTCATGCCCCACCGGGTAGACCACCAGAGCGCCGCCGGAAAAAAAGCGCAGGGTGTTGTGGCCGAACTCCAGGGCGTAGGTCTGGGTGGTGGAGACCTGGAAATCGATTAGCCGCGTCTTTCTGGCGTGGTCTTTGACGCTGCCGGCGAAATAGCTGCCGGAGCGGTTCATCACCCCACCGTAGGGGCGCACGATGAAGTTGCGGCAGGTCTTCAGCGCCGTATAGTAGCGGGCCAGATCGATCCGCCCGTAGAGACTCGGCGAGAGTTCCCCGGTGGTGAAGGACGGCTGGGAGACGGCGATGGGATTGTTCATCTACCACCTCACCCGCTCGAATTCGGAGAACGGATCCTCGTCCGCCCGCTCCTCGTTGAGCATCTTGGCCAAAGTCTCGAACAGCTCCTTCTCGTACATGGCGGCGGCGTTTTTGGCGTAGTCAATCCCCTTGGCCAGGGGAATGGCGATCTCGGCGGCAATGGCCCAGGCCAGAGTGGAGGTTAACTTGGCGGAGAAGCGCACCGGATTGGTCACCCGCACGGTGTATTCGATATTCGCCTCCTCCCGGTCGGTGCAAATCGTCAGGTTGCCGTCCGCCCCCTCCACCAGCTCGTAGGGAACCTGGTACTGCTGCATCCACTGCCGATAGAGATTTTGCGAGAGTCCCGAGGGGACCGGCGGCAGGACCGAGCGCACGGCCAGGCAGTCGGTGGGGTATTGGTAGCGGTAGGCCCAGCGGTCGGGGGCGCTGCCGGTCAGCTGCAGGTCGGCGAACTTGCGGGCGAAGGGCCAGGGGGCCGCCTCCAGAACCTTGTCCCGGACGTTTTCATAGACGCCGTTGCAGACGATGGCCTCCTTGCTGCGCTCGGTGAGGCTGGTGATGGTGGTGGTCACGCCGATGCGAAACAGGGCCAGGTTGCAGAGGTCGACCTCGGATTTCACTTACTCCTCCGTCGTATTGGGATAGCGGGCGTTGAGGCGCTCGTTCATCTGCCCGGTTTCCATCCCCATCTCAGTGACCTGCAGGGCCATGCTCCGGCGGACCTCCTTCCCTTCCATCTCCTCTTCGCCGCAGCGGGTCACCTTGACCGTGGCGACGATGGTCAGGCTCTGCCCCACCTTGGGCAGGCTCTCGATCCCCAGTGCTTTTATCTGCTCGTTCTCCAGGTGCAGCTGCAGCCCCCACGGGTAGCGAGGGGACTCCATCTCTGCTGGCATATCTGCGGCCTTGCCCTGGCCCTCAGGCAGTTCCATACTGGTCATTTTCATGTGTCGCTCCTCTGGTAATAGGTCTTGCAGCCCTTGATGTCATGCAGGGTCTCAATGGCGGTCAGGGTTCGGTCGTGGTCTTTGCGACTGTTGTAAAGTTCGGTGATATTGTCCTGCACCCGCTCCAGGGTCTCGGCGGCGCGGGCCTGGTTCTCGGCGGCGCGGGCCATCATCAGCCCCTGATCCTTGGTGGTCTGCTCGTTGTCCTCGATGCGCTTGGTATATGACTTGACGATGATGCCAATGCCGCCGATGTTGCCCAGCGCCATGATCAGACCGACCACCACTGCCGAAGGATCTATGTCCACAAACTCACTCCTTTCAAATCGTCTGTTCAATGGAGGGCCGGAGGGGAGAGAGGTCCTCCGGCCCTCGATGAACAGGCGATCAGATGACGTCCTGATCCCCCGTCCCGCCTTCGGGTGGCGCGGTCTCCTTCTTGGCCTCGGCCAGCAGTTCGGCCAAGGTCTCGTTGGAGGCGTTGCCTCTGAACTCCACTCCGGCCGCCGTCAGTTCGGCCATGGCCGCCTTGCGGTCGAAGTCCTTGGGCTTCTCGGGCGCGGTCTCCTTCTTGGCCTCGATCGGCCGCCCCTTCTCGTCCAGTTCCAGCTCCTGGAGCGACCCCTCAATAAAACAGAGCTTTTTCATATCTAATCTCCGCTAATGGTTGCCCTTAGATCCCGTCCGGGTAGGCTTTCCAGCCGTTGGGGTCCTTGGTGAGGAAGGCGTTGACCTTGCCGGCGGTCAGCGCCGCCGTGCCGACGGTGGCCAGAATGCCAAGATACCGCTCGTAGGTCCCAGAGGGCAGCGCCACCATGACCGCCCTGTAGCCGGTCACCAGATTCGCCTTGCCAATGGCCGCCGTTTTGAAGTGGGACGTAGCGCTTCCATCCACGGCGATGGCCGCCTGGGCATCGGACGCCAGCTCGAAGGCGACGGTGGCATCCCCGGCCGAGGTGACGGCGGTGTCGACCTGAATGCACAGGTACAGCGGTTCACCCTGGCCGATATCGCGGGAAGCGGCTCCCAGATCGATCACGTCGCCCACCAGCTTGGTGGCCGCGCCAGTGGTGTCCAGGGCGGTGGCGTCGGCAAACTCCAGGCGCTCGTCCAGGATCATCCCGGCTACCCCGACCAGGGCGAGGGCCGGATGCACGAAAAAGGAAAGGCCGACAGCCAGAACCAGGCCGATCACCGTCAGCCATCCGAGTTTACTGAAGTAGTTTTTCATCGTCTTTATCTCCTCTGTAAAAGGGTAAAGGGGGAGGGTCACTCCCCCTTATCGGTTTAGACCACCTTGGCTTCGGTGTTGAACAGCTGGTCCACCCGGCGGATGGGCACGCCGTCGAACATCGGCAGGTGGACGCGGGCGCCGTTGGCGCGGGTGAGCTGCTCGATGGAGAGGGTGCTGTTGACCGTCTTGTTCATGATCTGCCGACGGATGAAGCCGCGCACCGTGCGGTTGCAGTAAAAGGCGGTGCGGCCGGCGTTCATGTTGGGGATCAGGTCCAGAGACTGCGCCATCAGGTCGAGCAGGTCGCCCCCGGTGGCGGCGTTCTTGGTCAGAGCGGCGGCGTCGATCTGGATGCGCACGGCATAGCGCCAGTCCTTCACATGCAGGCCGAAGTCCCACTTGATGTGAGAGCGGAAGACCTCCATCAGGCCGTCGGCGTTCTCGGAAGTCACCTCCCCCTTGTCATCGGTTGAGATCCCCGCCTTGCTCCCCTTGGGGAAGATCCCGTGCAGGGTTTGCGGCCCCCAGGTCAGCAGCCAGATGGAGGTGTTGGTGGCCCCGCCGCCATTGGCGGCGCCAGCCAGGATGTTGCTGCCGTTCTCGGCCGAGGTGCTGTTGAAGCGCGGCGCCAGGCCGGTGAAGCCCTCGGGCTCGGTTGCCTCGTTGCCGTAGAAGACGTAGCGCGATAGCTTCTGGTTGAAACCCTGGATATGCGCCATCTCCTCGTTGTAGCGGAATTTCTTGACGTTGCCCGACAGTTTGGCCAGCGTGGCGTCGACCTCGGGGTAGGCCTCCATCATGCCGCAGTTGTCGGTCACCTGGACGTAGGCGCTCTTGGACGGCTGGACCCGGCCGTAGAGCTTACGGAAGGCGGGCTCGCAGATGCCGGCCCGGATCGTTCCCCGGTGGCCGGTCGGCAGGTTGCCCTCCATCATGACGAGATCATCCAGACACTCGTTGTCCTGGTCGAGGATCTCGATGACATCGGCCACGCTGCCATCCGGGTTGAGCTGGGTTTTGAGGTCCAGCAAGGTCGGGTGGGTGGTCGCCATGGTCGAGGTGATGACCGCAGAACCCCTTACAATTGCTACTTTCATGGTTGTGCTCCTTCCTTTTGGGTTAGTCTTTTGTGTTCGGGTAGCGGGCGTTCAGCTTGTCGTTGAACCCGCCCTGGCCTCCGGTGCCAGGTATTTCAAAGGTGTCTTCGCGCATGTGCTGCGAAATCCTGTAGAAGATCCGCAAAAATTCGGGGTGATTGCCGATGCCCAGCTCGTCCACCATGGACTTGGCCTTCTCGTCGCCTTTGGTGATGGTGTTGAAGGCCCGCAGGGCGGCAGACTCCGCACCTTTCTTTATGTCGTCGCCGATCTCCGGGTCCTGCTGCGCGTCCTTGAGCCAGTTGCCGACCTTCTCCTGGTGCTGGGCGACGATACCGTCGAACTGCTTCTGCATCATCTTGGCGGCCAGATCGACAAAGGCCTGAGCCTTCTCCTGGGGGAGGTTCAGCTCCTTGGCCAGGGGCTTGAACTCGCCGAGGATCTCCTTGTCCAGCTCCATCCCCTCGGGACCGGTGAAAGCGTCGTACTCTTCGGGGGCGCCGGTCGGCTTGTCGCCTTCCCCTTCGCCTTCTCCCTCGTCCTCACCTTCACCGCCGGTGCCTTCGCCTTCGCCGGCACCTTCCCCGGTGCCCTCGCCAGCGCCTTCACCTTCGCCCGTCCCTTCCCCGGCTCCTTCCCCGGCTCCTTCCCCGGCTCCTTCCCCGGCTTCCTCAGTCGTGAGAATCGCCGCGATCAGAATCGGCAGAATTCTTCTCTTCTTCGCGTCTTCGCTGCTCATCGTTCATCACCTCCTGTTGCATGGTCAAAAAACTGGTGGGGGTCTCGCTTATGATCTCGGCCATGAGGTTAAGCCCCTGCTTCCGCCCACCTTCGTTGAAGGCCGTCACGTCGGGAGCGCCGACCACAAAGGAGGGGTGAAAAATCCCCGCCTGCCCCAGCAGCCGCCAGATGAAGCGCCGTCCCTCTTTGGTATCCATCACGGCCTTGAGGTCCTCGATCTCGCGCTCGCGCCACAGGTTGGCCTTCTCCCGGTCCATCTACGCCCCTCCGATCAGCCGCGTCAGGGCGCTCACGTCCTGCACGTTGGTCTCGGAAAGGGCCTTGGCCGCCTGCGCTCCTTGCGCCAGGGCCGGGGCCATTTCCGCCGCCTGCTGCATCTGTTGCTGCTGTGCCCGCTGCTGGCGGATGGCCGCGACCTGCTCGTCGGGGACGATGATCTTGGAAGGAATCCCCAGCATGTCGCCGTACTCGTCGATGGCCTGGTCGATGTCGGCCTTGTCCAGGGCGTCGGGGCGCATCTGGGCGAGGTTACCGACGAAACCGACGAAGCGCTCGATGCCGCCGATGCCGATCAGCTTTTGCGCCTGAGCCATGACCGAGGTGTACTCCACCCGCAGCGGCAGACCCTGCAGCTCCTCGGGCGGTGGCGGGAACATGCCGCGGCGCAGCATGATGTTGAAGGTGCGATCGATCAGCGGGTCAAAGAGGTCGTCGTTTTGCTGCTCCATCATCGGGCCGAGAACCAGCACCTTTTCCTGGTGGCGCTCCTCGACCTCCCGGGCGGTCATCTCCGGGTTGTCCCCTTGGGAGAGCATCAGCATCAGGTCCTCGAAGAAGATCCGCCGGATCCGGTGGGTGACCTCTATGATGTCCTGGCGCAGCACGTCGATGATCCGGGCGTCGATGTCGTAGATCGGCCGGATGGCAGTACCAGCCGATTGGGAGAGGTTGGGAACCCAGTTGACCCCGCCGGGCAGCAGATCCGCCCCGGTGTTTCTCAGGGTGGCGTCGGCGTTGACCGGGCCGTTGACGATCTTGTCCATGGCCTGGTACTTGCGCCGCTCCTCCAGCTGCAGCGCCTTGACGCTTCCCAGGGCGTCCATCCCCGGGCAGCGGGTGCCCCAAGCGTCTTCGCCGTTGACGTGCCAGCGCGAGACGATGGAGGGGAACTCGTCAAAGCCGGAGAGGCGCATGGGGATGTCCCGGCCCTCCTCGTAGTAGACCGACAGATAGGGTTTGTCCCGGGCGTCGAGCTTGCCGGGGAGGTTGGCGAAGTTCGGTTCGATGGCGTGTACCACCGGAATCCAGGTGCCGTAGTTGCCGTTGTCCCACATCCCCTTGACGGTGGGCGAGACGTTCTTTTCCCCGAACTTGGCGACCAGCTGGCGCACAGTCATGGAGAATTCCCGATAGAGGGTGTCCACGTTCATGCGCTCGTTGCAGTCGATCATGTAACTGCCGATGGGGAACGGGTAGCAGCGAATGACTTCTTTTTCATCCTCTAGTAGGCCGAAAGCCCCGGTGGCGTAGGCCCCGAGGGAGGTATACTGTTTAGGTAGGACCGAGTAGAGATTCGAGCGGGCGAAGACGTCGCGCATCAGCCGGGTCACGGTGTCGAGCCAGTCCTTGACCGGGCCGAACTCGCGCATCTCCGGATCGGGCGGTCCGAGGACGAACCAGGGGCGGGCCGGCGAGCTCATCCCCGCCATCAGGCCGGATTCGAGGGTCCGCAGGGCCAGGGTCGCCGTCTCGTTGATGATCTTCTGGTTCACCTTGTCACCGCGGTTGCGATCCGAGCGCAGAAAGCGCGAGGTGCGGGTGGAGATGAACTCGGCGATCTCCTGCCAGTGCGGCACAAAAGAGGCTCGCTCGGTTATCAGCGCCGCTTTTCGCGCCTGCAGCTTCTCGATGATCTGCTGGTTCTCGCTCTTCATTTATTTATTGCCCCAGTAAGGTTTTCGATGCCGTCGACGGGGAACCCATCTCCTGCCCCTGGGTCAAAAAGGTATTGGAGGCCGCCGCACGACGTCTGCGCCGCTCGTTGTCCCTGGAGGTCACAACCCCCTCGTCCTGCATCTCCGGGGCGGGAGGCGGCGGTGGGGGCGGATTGGGCACTCCTACTCCGCAGGTGATGAAGGCGGCTGCCTTGAGCATGGCCTTACTCGTTTCTGGCAATGGAGGCATTGGCCCACATCACCGACGTTTCGAGTTCAGTCAGGGCGACGGACTTCTCCCGGCTGTCGGGACAGAGCTCATCAATGAGGTAAGCCAACTCCTTGGCCTTCTCTCTCAGGGTGGTGTACTTCTCCGGTTGCCCTTGTTTCGGTGCGTGGTACCGAAAATTGTTCTCGATCTTATTGTACATCACATTCCTCCTACCGGGTTGTAGTCCTGTTCCTGGCGCATCTGGTGGGCGGCCCTGGCCACCGGGTCGTATTCCCCGGTTTGCCTCTTGACGGCGTTCTTCGGCCGCTTGGCGATGGGGAAGGCGAAGGTGTTGCAGTAGCCGTCCCACAGGTCGGTGGAGTGCCCCAGGCGTCTCTTGATCACCTCCTTGGGCTCGATGATGAGTTTGTCGCCCTTGAAGGTGTAGTTGATGGCGGTTGCCTCTTTGATCAGTCCGGGCAGGTACGGCAGCGCCCCGCCGTTCTTGATCCATTCGGCGCACAGGAAGGCATTCTCAGTGCGCTTATTGGCGAACTTGGGGGAGAAGGCTTTGGCCGCGTACTGGCAATCGAACCAGACCCGCCCCATGGCGTTGCCGGCATCCAGAACCCCCGCCCCCCAGCCGCCTGTCCCGTCGACGATCACCCCATCGGCCCCCCACTTGTCCTCGGCCTGGGCGACGTGCCCGGCCAGAACCGTGGAGCGCAAATTGCGAAAGATCTTCGGCCGGAAGCCGACCAAACCCTGACGCGGGCAGATGGTGCTGGCGTCGTCCCCCTGGCGGGCCACATCGACCCCGAGGAGCTTGGCGGCGAAGTCGTACTGGTCGATCCGGTAGTGGCGCTTCATGGCCGCCTCCAGATCCTCGATCCCCAGCAGGGCGTTGAAACCGGCCGACGGGAAGAGCCCAAGGATGGTGGCCATCACCCATGGATTGTCCCGGCCGTAGAGACGGATCATCTCCTCGGCGTGGGCCTTCTCCACCCGTGGGGTTCTCCGCGGATCGTCCGGATCGGCGGTAATGGTGATGATCTTCCACATCTCCCGCAGCACGTTACAGCAGGCGTAGAGCAGGCCGTCGGTGCTGGTCGGGTTGCCGGCGCCAAGGATCAGCGCATCGGTAGGCGAGCCGGAGAAGATCTGATCGGCGGCCCGGCCGACAGCGGTGGGCATGTCGCCGGTCTCATCGAGGAGGATAAACGGATACTGGCTGTGCAGGCCGGATAGTGCCCGGCCGATGGCGTCGGAGTCGGCGTCTTTGGCATAGGATCGTGCCGAGAGAAACCAGGTGTCCGGGAAATCGTTGTAGTAGATCCGCTCCTTGGTGGCGGTAAAGGTGGCGGTGAGAAACTCCGAGCGGTTCTGCCACTTGGTCAGCTCCGGCCAGAGGTTGTCTTTGAGGTTGTCTTTGGTCACCGCCAGGGCCGCCCCTTTGGGATGCTCCCCTTTGTGCCCGTAGCAGGCCAGCCGTCGCCATCCCTCCCAGGCCAGCAGCGCGGTCTTGCCGGGGCCGGTGCAGGCCTTCAGGTGCACGCGGCGGCGCGGGTTGAGCTCACCGGCAAGACTCTCCAGGGCCTCCTTCTGCCAGGCGTCCGGCTCGACCCCGAAGTTCTCGTGGACGAATTGGGCCGGGTATTCCCTCCAGGCGCAAAGCCTGGATCTGGAGCGGTCCGCCTTGCTCATCCTTTGACCCACACCCTTTCGCCTGGGAAGTTGGGGCGTACCATTCCTAGGGTTTCGACCCGGGGAATCTCGGCACTCTCTACCAGATCGTGTGGTTTAAACAGCCCGGCAGCGGCGGCTTCCATGCCGGGAAAGTGTTGGGCTAGGCAGGGGATGCAAATGCCGTGGGTCTCGTCGGAAACTCCCGGCTTCTCGCCCATCACGTCGTTGCACCATGAGCAAATCCGCCTCATTTGTACCCCTCGGTTAGCAGGTCCTCCAGGGTGATCTTGCCGGTGTTCTCGCGCTTGTCGGCCAGGCCCAGGTCGCGGGCGATAATGGAAGGGTTGAGCAGCTCGGCGGCGGCGCCGGAGAACTTCTGATCCCGGATGATTTCCTCTGCTCGCATGCAGACGGGAATAAAATCTTCTCGTTTTGCGTAGTCGGCCCAGGTCTTCCGGTTTATATCGAGAAAAATGCACAGGCCGCCGACGGTCATGGCCCGCATCTTTGGCAGCTTCTCGATCTTGTTCTCACCCTGGTAAGAGGTGAGCTTGGCTTCCCAGAGCGGGTTATCCTCCACCCAGACAAAGTATTGAGCGCAGGCGTCCCACAGATCCTCAGGCTTGCCGAAGATCGGCTTGCGCCCGTGGGAGCTTCTCGCTTCCCAGAAGCGGTTCCCCTTAGGCGCGGCCATGGTCGGCTCCAAAAGAGAAAGCGACTCCCGGAGAAGTTGCTTCCCTTTGTCCTTCGCGTATGTCCCTCTTCACACTATTCATAGGGTGGATGGAAACATAAACGAAAGTTTATTTCATCCGAGTTGTTCCCCTGTTATGGGGAACAGTTTTTGTGTCTCCGCAGTCTTTGTGTCTCCTCCTCGTCCCGGGCGAAGCGCAGGGCCAATGCCATCCCCTCGGGAAGGGGGACCGGATTGCCCGCCTCATCGACCAGCGCGAACTCCACCTGGTGATAGAGGCCGCAGTCACAGCAGCCGTGCCCGAAGGGGTTCACCGTCGGCTGATACCATCCGCCATCCTCCCCCTGGACGGCCGGATCGCCGCTGCGGGTCTTGAAACCGCTCATCGCATCGTCCTTTCCATCAGGTCGTAGGGATGGAAGAAGTAAACATTGTCATCCGGGTTAAAAGGCGGCTCGCTCATCCCGCCACCGGAGGGTCCCTCGCTTCGAGGTTTGCCCGGTGCGCCACGATCTCCCCCTTGCCCCTGCCCTTCTCTTGACCCGACCATGCGCATCTGGTCAGCGACGATTTCGGTGATATAGCGCTTCGCCCCGTCGCGGTCGTCATAGCTGCGGGTCTGGATCTTCCCCTCGAGGTAGACCGTCTTCCCCTTTTGCAGGTACTTGCCGCAGATCTCCGCCAGCTGGCGCCAGACGACGATGTTGTGCCACTCGGTCTTCTCCTGCATCTGACCGCTTTTGTCCTTGAACTTTTCCGAGGTGGCGACGCTGAAGGTGCAGACCGCCGCTCCCGAAGGGGTGTACTTCAATATCGGGTCTTTGCCCAGGTTGCCCAGCAAAATTACCTTGTTCACCATGCCGACTCTCCTTTTATTTGGCGGTTTCCTGCCCGTGCCGCTCGGCCCGGTGCCTCTCGTTGGGGATGATCCTCCCCCCGTTGATGTCCTTGTCGCTGGTGATCTCGGCGATCAGCCGCCCCAGCCGCTTGAAGTTCTCCCGCCGCTCCGGCTCTGGAAGCATGACCAGGTTACCGGATACCTCCCGCCTCTTGCGCTCCGGCAGGGCGGCCAGAAGCTGAGCCGGCGCCGGCCACTCGGTGCAGCTCGCCCGCATCTTGCGGAAAGCCTCACGAATTCGAGCGGTGTCCTCCACCTGATCGGGCCGGGAGATATTCTCCATCGCCACCTCCATCCACCCCTGGGCGCAGTTCTGCAGCTGATCGGCCGCCGGGGCGTACTTCAAGCGGATGGCATAGAGCTTCTCCAGGCCGTTCAGAATCTCCAGTAGGAGCCATTCCATTTTGTATCCTCCTCTTCATTTCGGCTAAAACCTCGCTCCCCAGGGCTTGCCGGCTGCGGGGGAACGATGGCGGTTCTGGTGGCCCGACGGGAGACCGCTCCAGCCAGTCGCGCCAGTTGTTAAACCAGGTGGATCCGGCCTTGATGAAGCGCGGCTCGGTCCCCTCGCTGGCCAGATGCTGCAGGTAGTTGCGCAGCGCCTGGTGCAGGGCGTTCAAGGCGGCCTCGGTTTGGACGCTGGCCCGGAAGTGCCGAAAGGCCTCCTTCTTCCCGTCCTTGCGTGGGTACATCTCCCAGACCGCCTCGAACCACTCCGCGACGATCCTCTCTTTCTCGATCTTGTCCTGCTCCTTCTGGAGGGCCTTGACCATCCAGTCGCGGATCTTCAGGTCCTTCTCCCGGCGCTCGGGATGCTGATCCCAATAGGCGACGGCTTTCTTGATGATCAAGTGGATGTTCACTTCCGGGTAAAGGATCTTCCAGTCTTTGAAATCCTGAGCGGTCACCGACTCGAGACCGAAACACTCATCGGCGGGCTTGCCCGACGAGAGATTATTATTCTTCTCTGTATTCTGTTTCTGTTTCTGTATCTGTTTCTGTATCTTGCTCCGGACTTTGTCCGGAGTTTGTCCGGATTTTTTCGAGTACTCATCTCGGTATTTCAATAAGTTATGGCACTCAATTTCTAAAAACTCTCCCGTTTTTTTCACGGAAATTGACGAAAATTCGGCCAACTTTTCGGCAACTTTCTGGAATCTTTTGGCAGAAAACCCGCAGAAACTTCCCCATTTTTTCGCCGAATAATTGGCGCTGCATTTGTCTGTCGTGTCCATCTGTGAGGCGATGACCTCCAGAATGATCCACCAGACGCCATACCCTTCAGCTCCCATCGTCTCGATGATGGCGGCGCCGTCCTCGTTCTGGTGAGTCATTGCGATATGTTTAAACCACCTCATAATCCCTTCCTCTTCTCCCGGATCAGCTGCGCCCAGAACTCCAGCATGGTCGAGATCTCCGCTTCGAATCCCTCCCCGTGGAGATCAAAGTGATCCACCAGGACCTCGATGTCCATCTTGCGCAGCTTGACTCCGCGCAAGGAAACACGGCGGTAGTTGTGCTTGTACTTCTTCATGTAATCCTTCCGGTCCTGATAATTCTGGGGGGCGGCCTGGGTTTTTTTCGGTCTGCCTACCCTGGGAATCTCCTGCATCAACTCGCGTATCTCGGGAGGGGGTAGACCTTTCTCTTGCAGCTCTCTCCTCAGTACGGGGCACATGGGATTTGCCGGGTAACAGTCGGACAAAGGGCACTCCTCGCAGTCAAAAGCGGTGTACTCTTTCAAATTGGTCATGGTTTGGCCCTCCCTTGACGACATACTCCCGCCGGTCTTTGAACTCCTCCTTCTTCCCCTTGTTCCATTGTTACACTGGCCGGAAAAACCCGCAGACGCGGGAATAGACTTCTGTCCTTCCTTCACATTTCATCGGCATTCTCCAGGTAATAGCCTCGCTCCCGGTTCTTCGCCTTCACCTGGTCGAGCAGGTCGACCACGCAGGCCTCCCCCCTTTTCCCGGGCCAGGATGCGCAGGTAGGTCTCGGCGCTGTGTTATGCGTCTAAAAAAATGTCGTACTTGAGACAGATATCGTGCATGTCAATTCTGGCGCGGTACGTCAGCAGTTCACGGCCATCTCTGAGCGTCTGCTTTACATATCGCTGCCCAGGCAAAATTTTACGTTTGTCTGCTTTGGCTGCATCGATCAGAAGCAGCTCATCAGCCGTGTAAAACTCTGGTCCGACGTCGCCATTAAAAATCCACTCGCAGGCATCGCAGTTGTAGTGCTTTCGAGCTATCGGTTTGGATTCGCTTATCAGTTCCATGACATCCTCCAAGCGTGCTGCGCATAACCATCTAATCAACCGGACTGGCTACGCCAGCGCGGTTATCTAAAGCGTTAGGGTGATTCGAGCCGTTTCAGGATGATCTCGACTTCCTTCCTGTTCATGGCATCTCCTCAAATTTGGCGCAGGCACCCCAGCGCACACGATGATCGGTCCCTGGGCCGTTGGTGTTCGCCCGGTACCGGCACTTGTAATAGGTTTTGGCAAATCTTTTGGCGATCAGGTGGCGGCACTCGCGGCAGATCCGCCCGTCCGGGCCCGGACCGTAGGTGCGGACCATCGGGTTGGGCTCGCGGGCCTTTTCCTTTTCTTTGGTCTCCATGCGCAGGCGGTACTGGTCCCAGGATTCCATCAGGAGGTCTCCAGAATGTCGACGATATCGAAGCCGAGCTCCCGGAGTTTGTCCAGCATCACCATGGCCGAGTTCTGTAGAGGTGGCAGCTCGAGACGGGTATCGGCATAAAGGACGGTCAGGCTCTTCGGAACCGGAACGTTGCCGTTTGCGATCAGTTGTGGCACCAGGCTGGCAAAGGCAGAGGAATCCTTCCCGCCGCTGTATGCGATTACCCAGTGATCATATTTGGCACCGTAGACCCGCAGGGAGTCGGTGGTGATAGCAATAGCCTCCGTCATCGTCTGGCGGTCGGCCTCAAACAAGGTCGGCTGTCGTCTTGCTTCCGTTACATCAGACATCGCGCTGTTTCCTTCCTCTCTCCTTGTAGGCCAGATCCATCTGCCGCTCCCGCTCGTACTCCTGCGCCGTGGCGATGGCGAGCTTCAGCGCCCGCTTGGCCTGAAATGGCGTCGTGGCTTCATTGGCCGTCAGCAGTTCGGTGACCACCCTCTCGGCCAGGATAATCTGGCGGGTGCGGGGATAGAGGTTCACAGCGCCTCCACCTTGACCAGAACCCCCGTCCGGTCCCCGTAGACCTTGCCTGTCACCAGGGAACAGACCTGGCTGTCGTCGTGGTAAACGACTCCTGTCAGGGCGTCCTTGACACAGCGCACCAGTTTGTCGAGATCCGGCTTGGAGACGTGCAGGTAGGGGGCGCTCGCCTTGACGATCGCTGTGTTCTTACCGCTGCCGAAGTGGGACTTGGGCCGTGGCAAAGTGAAGTGCAGGGTGAGGCGCACCGGGCCGACGGTGACGGCGGAAACCACCTGTTGCGCCTGGAAGGAAACCAGCGAGGCCCACGGCCTTTGCTTCTCCCGGTTATCCTGCAACACCTGGGCGCGGCCGGTGCGCTTGTTGACAAAGGCCTTGGCGCTCCCCTTGGGGACCGGGGTCCCCGGTACAAAAAATTGAATCATCACACTCTCTCCTTTACTGCCGCCCCTTACGCCCACGGCACCCGCCCATTTTGTTTATCCCAGAATCTTCACGTCCGTGCGCTCGGCCAGCCAGATCTTGATGTTGGCGAGGGTCAGCGGTGGATAGTCCTCCTTGTTGAACATCGGGTGTCTCCTTTCTCGGGTTGATGGGACTTACTCTGCATCATTCCTTCACCCCCAGGATGTCGAGGGCTAGGTCGATGGCCCGCTGCGGTTGCCAGTGGGGACAGGCAGCCTTCGGCGTCCCCTGAGCGGCCGGGGTGCAGTTCCACACCTCCCCCGTGTCGTGATTGTAGACCAGCGGCAGGTCGGCATTGTCGGCAAAGCAGGCACGAATCACCTGAGGACTCCTCTTCTAAGGCGGCTGGTCACCGTCTCCCACCGGGCACGCTCGAACTCCTCCCGCTTGTCGTACCCCTCAGGCCAGTCGGCGCGGCCGTCCAGTGCGTCATGGCAGGCGCTGCAGGCGTCCACCGCGTCGAAGTCGTCGGCCTTGATCCCCATGCCCGCGCCCGGACGGTGGGCCAGGGCGGTGGTCTTCTTGTCGCGGTTGCAGCAGGACAGTCGCAGGGTGCAGGGCTGATCCTTGGCGGCGTCCCGGTACTTCTTGGACTCCCAGCGCTGCCGTTTCGGAAATGCGTAGATGGCGGCCTCTTCGCTCATGCGGCCCTCCATGATCGGCCTGCTTTTATTTCGTAGATTGCATTACGGCTGACGGGATAATCATTGGCGATGCTGCCCCCGCCTTCCCCTGCTTTCAGGCGTTCCTTGATCTCGGCAACATCTTCTGCTGCCAACTTGCTTGCCGGTGACAGTTCGCCAGATCCGTTTTTAGGTCTTGGCGTCAAGCCGGTGGAGAATGCGTGTCCCATGTTTTCTTTGTGGCTGCACCATTCGAGGTTGCTTGAGTCGTTATTCGTCTTCACTCCGTCTTTGTGGTTGATGTGGGGCTTCCCTTCTGGGTTGGGTATAAACACCTCTGCAAAGACTCGATGAAGCAAAGAATTCTTTCTCTTCCTCCCAAACTTCAGGTCCACCCGTAAGTATCCGGCCCTGTCCAGAGTCGGGACCAAAAGCCTCCCCTTAAGCTCCCTGGTTGTGAAATTCCTTGACCTTCCACACGTTGATATCTGTCTGGTCAAGCTCCGCACCCGACAAAAGCTCGAGACTTCGTAAACTCCCTCCCATCCAGGAACTGGTCTCCACTCTTCTTTCATGCCGCCATAGCCTCCCTATAAACATCTTCCGGCCTTGGGAGATAAATCCCTTGGTCCATGTAATAGCGCTCCATGTCGCTCAGAAATTCCGTGAACTGTTCCTTGTTGGCCGTCGCCGTCGAAGTCAGGCGGAGTATTTCCTTTTTGAGGGCTTGGCCCTGGACCTTCATCCCCCTTCTGTAAACTTCTCGCACCGCTTCGATCATGGCCGCAAAGCCGCTATCGTCCCTTTCGTAGATCCGCACGAGAAACCGCTCCTTGTTCATCTCGTGGATCTCGTCTTTGGAGTGTCCGGTCTCCCCGGCGATGTGGGTATTCCAGACCCAGTACAATCGATGCTGCTGGATGGACCGGGCATCTTTGGCGATACGGATCTCCACCTCCCGTGGAGGGTCGAGAGGCATCCTTTCTACGATCTCCCGCAGGCGGTTGCGGTCCTGCTCGGTGCGAAGGACGGTCTTCATGCGCGGATCGCTTCGAGCTGAGTGATCAGCTGATCTACTTCGTCGAGAAGGGCGATGACCTCATAGCGGATCTTTTCGATGGCGGCGTCGTCCCAGTGCAGACGCCTAACGAAGAGCTGCAGATCGATCGGCATCCTCGGGTCGTAACTGACGAAATCGCACCACTGCCGCTTGCAGCAGTCCATCTGGAAGAGCATCTGGTTGACGTGCTCGGAGGGGACATTACCCGCCAGCATCCATTCGACATGGGTGGCGGTGTTGGGGCACTTGATCTCGCACATGCCGTCGCTCCCGATCATCCCGTCCGGAGAGCACCCGGCCATGGGGAGGTGGGCGTGATCGACGAAGCCGACCTGCTCCACGGAAGTCCCGGCTATGAACTCATAGGCTTCGCGGGCGAAGGGCTCCTGATCGATCCCCCACTGCATGGCCCCGTTGGCGAAGGTGTTGGTCTTCTGCCCCGTCAGGCGTTCGACGGCCAGCTGCACCCGGTAGTTCTTGCGCCCGGCCGCCTCCCCGCCATTTTTCAGCCGGGCCATGACATCGTTGATCTTACTGGCGGTCACCTTGCCCAAGCGGGCGGCAAACCATTCCTCAGTCCTCTGTTCGATAGCAGCGCTCATTACTTCGCCTCCTTCCGTTTTTTCTCCAAGGCCCGTACGGCGGCCACATAGTGGGCAGCGGGGATGTCGGTGATTTTCTCCACCCGCATGTATTTGCAAAAAGCTGCCACGTTGGCCCCCGTCTCGCAGATCAGGGCGTCGATATTGGCCAGCTGCTCGTCGTCCATGAGCTGGACCTTGGGCGCTTCGCTCTCCTTGGCGTCGTCGTCCTGGTCGGCCGTGGCCAGGCCGGTAATAGCCAGCAGGGTGTAGCGCTCCAGGTAGGTGATGGTCGAGGCCACCTGCTGGATGGCGTTCTTCTTGCCGGAGTCGTCTTTGCCGGCTTCCATCGTGACGGAGGTGGAGTGTCCGAGTTCGTGGGCCAGCCGGCAGGTCACCGATATGTTGCCCGCCTGCTCGACGTTCCACGAATGGGACAGCCCGTGTTTGCCCATGATGGGGATGATGGTCTGGACGATGTTGCCAAGGGTGGCGTGGGTGTAGCCGGTGAAGGTCCCGTCTTTGTTGGTGTAGCCGACCTTCTTATCCTTGACGATGTTGATCGTCTCCGACTTGAAGGCGGCGACGGCCCGGTGATAAGCCTTCTTCGACTCGTTCTCTTCCCAGCGCAGCTGAAGGGTGAACAGCTGCTCCATCTTTTCGATGGACGCCCCCGCCCCGCTGGCCTGCTGGATCAGGTCCATGGGCGTGATGGCCCTGGCCTCATGGACAATCATGTCTCTGTTGTTGTTCTCCGTGGTCATCGCGGCCTCTCCATCTCTCTTCCCCCATCGGGGTAGATCGTGATCCTCTTGTCGGTGATGCCGGCGCCCTTGCAGGTCAGGCAGATCTCGGGGAACCTCCCCTTGCAGCACCGGCACGGCTCATGCTCCAGAATCCGCCGCGGCTTCATGCCGTGGCCGCCTCCAGCGGCTCGACCTCTTCGGGCTCCTCGGCCATCTTCTCGGCCTGCATGACGATGAACTCGGCCAGAGCGTCGAACTTCTTCTCGATCCGGGCCATGGCCTTGTGCCCCTCGGCGGTGGTCAGGTTGGGAAACGGCAGGGCGCACAGGGATCCGGCCAAGAGCTTGAGCTTCTCCCGGTCCGGGCGCAGCATCTCCTGGCGCTCCTTGGCCATCCGCTCGGCCTCTTCCCGGTCCCGGCGCTCGCGCTCTTCGCGTTCCTGGCGCTCCTTGAGCTCCTGCTCGGCGCGAAGGCGAGCCTGCTCCGCCAGCTCCTGGCGGCGATTCTCCTCGTCCTCGGCGCGGATCTTGGCCAGGCGCTCTTCTTCGATCCGGCGCTTCTCGGCCTCCATGGCCTCCTGCTCCTCGCGCAGCTTGCGGCGCTCGGCCTCCATCCGCTCCTGCTCTTCCTGGATGCGGGCCTGCCGCTCGGCCTCCATCCGCTCGCGCTCTTCGCGTTCATGGCGCTCATTCTCCTCGCGGGCTCTCTGCTCGGCTTCGGCCTTCTCCCGGGCGAGGCGCTGTTCTTCTTCGAAGGACCGGCGCTCTTCGGCCAGCCGCTCCGCCTCCAGGCGCTGGCGCTCCACCAGGGCTTCGGCGGCCGTCTTCTGCTCCAAAATCTCCATGGCTTTGGCGGTGAACTCTTCGCGCCGCGCTTGGGCCTCTTCGGCCAACTCCTCATAGCCTTCGAGGTCGGCTTCCATCGGGAGTCCACCGAGCTCCTGCGCCGACATCGAGTGCAGGGAGAGAATCCGGGCGGCCCCATAGTTCCGCTCAATGCGGTCCCTGATGGCGTCGATCCGCGCCCGCTCCTTGGCTTCGGCTTCGGCGATGGTGCGAAGCTTGGCCTGGCGCTCCTCTTCCCGGCGGGCCTCGTCGGCCTTGATCAGGGCATCGAGGGGCTCTTCGATCTCGCGCAACTTCTCGATGATCCGCTTGGCCTCGCCGTCGACCCGGCGGCCGAACTCCAGAGCGTCGGCCTTCAGTTCCTTGCGCTTGTGCTCGATGGCCACCCGCAGCTCCCGGCATTCCCGTCGCCCGGCAGCGGCCATGGACCGCGAGGCGGTGTCCTTGATCTCCTGCAGGTCCTTGTACTTCTCGGCGATCTCGGCGATCTTCGCGTCACTGACGCCGTACTCCTTGGGGATGTTGATGTTCTGAATCGCTAATTCCATCTCTCTCTCCTTTTGGTGACTAGTCTCGCCGGCTGGCGAGGATCTCTTCTTCGATGGCGATCCGGTCCTGCTTGCTCATCTTGCGCTCCAGCCAGGGGGCGGGCCGTCCCCGACGGTCGCAGACGGTGAACTCGATCTCGCTGTAGCCGTAATAGTCCAGATCCGACGGGGCGGTGCTGGCCGGTCCCTTCCAGGGCGGGACGATGGTGCAGCTGTCGACTTCGATCAGGCATGGAATCCCGGCGATGCGTGCGTCGATCATTGGGCCTCCAGCAACCGGTCAGTTAGCGCCAGCATCTCGTCCGGCGACAGGGCGGTGAAGCCCATCAGCGCAACAGCCGCCACAAGCACAGCCAGCAGCACGACCGTAGCGATCTCCTCGTTGTAGCTCCGCCAAAATCCCTTCAGCGATCTCCTGTTCATCCTTGCCTCCATGCAATTGCAGCCGGTAAGCGGCGGCCTTCGCCCACTTCTCCAGACTCATGCCCGGCTCCTTCGTTCGTCGATGATCGAGCAACAGTTCTCGGCCAACAGTCCCATCACCTCATCACGGGAAAAGAGCCGCTCCTTGCCGATACCGCGCACCCGCATTAGCTGGCCAGCTTCTTCTGTTCCCGGCGCAGGTGGGTTTGAATGGCCTTCTCCGCCTCCTGCGCCAGCTTGGTCCCCTTGCGAGCCGCCAGGGCCTTCAGGTCCTTGTGCGATTCGGGGGAAATTCGAATCGGCTTCGATGCCGTCTCCATAGCTTTATCCCTTTCTCCTTGTAAAATTGTTACAGCTCGCCTCCTTTGTACTGTAATTTTTTTCCTATGTCAACAGAAAAAAGGAAAATATTTTACATGAACCGAGAATTAATTTACAGGCTGGCAGAAATGAATTACAGGAGTGAAATCAATAACTTAGCTATTGAAAGAAAACGCGGGCCGCCCTATACTTCGGGGATGGATAAGAAAAAAATCGGCATGCAGATAAAATTTTTACAGGGCGGGATGAAAAACCAGGAGATGGCCGACCTGCTGGGGGGGAAGCTCGACCGCTACCAGAAGTTGGTGACCGGGCAGATCGTCCCTCCGCCGGAGTTCGTGGAGACCCTGGCCGAGCGCTTCAACGTGAGCATGGACTTCATCTACCGGGGGATCGAGACGGGCCAGGAGGGGACGGGCGTCAGCGCCGACGAGCAGGACCTTCTCCAGGCTTACCGGGAATCGACCCCCATCGGTCAACGCGATATCCTGCGGGCCGCCCTGCGGGCGCAGAACGAAGCCCGCCACTCGTGACATATTCTGTCACACCCTTCCCTTACCATCCGAGGCGTCGTTGGTTTTGCTTTTCGGGAGGTGGGGTTTTGGAAGAAGAGTTATTGAAACTGGTAAGGAAGTTGGATCGGGAGTCGGTGGATTACCTGATTCGGATGGCACGGCGCGAAGTGCAGTGGTTGGAAGATCAAGGGAGGGAAGGATGCGGAAGGGAATAGTGTTGGTCGCCCTGGTCCTGGCCGGGTGCGCCGCCCTAGTCGCTCAATCGGCGGCGGCGTATGTAAAAAACAAAAGCCGCGGGCTCCTCTTTCTCTCCTCCCTCGAAAAACATCTCGAATAGATGGGCATCTTCAATAAACATCAGTGCATCTCCTGCGCCGTCTGGAGGAGAAAGGCGGGCCCGTGCCCCAAGTGCGCCGCGGCCCTGAAGAAGCGCGAAGCATTCTCCATCGACTACCGGGACAGCTCCGCAGGGTGCGGCAAAAAGGCCTATATTACTGGGTTTATGTGCGGCTGAGTCCTCCAGTTGCCTCCTCGAATCCGGGCAATGTTCACCGGAAGTGGGAACAGTTTTGGGAACAGTAAAAAAACCCCTCGGAGGCTGAGGGGTTGGCCGATGCCGGACTATCCGGGAGGCCTTATCTGTAGGCAATCAGCTGCCGGTAGCTCTCCATGCAGAGGTCGACGCAAAGGCTAATCATAATAACGGACCCCAAGGTTCACCGTCCCCGGGGTTCCGGCCCCCCCGAAGTTTACGAAATTGGTGAGGCGAAAGCCGTGATAGCGGGTTGGGCTGCGCGCATCAAACTTGACTCCGCTGGGGAAATTGGTTTCATTCAGAACGCCTGTGGCCAGGGCGGTTCCTGCCACGAAGGTGACGGTAAAAGCCAAAGTTCCCGTCACCAACCCGCTGTTGCCTGAAAAATAATAAACATCGAAGCTGCCACCTATCCCAACAAACCCGATCCGCCCGGCGTGTACAGAAAAAAGCTCTGCCTGCATCCCCCGTTGGCCCAGAAACGGCACGATAATGTCCGTTGTTCTCTCGACGGAAACCGGGATTATTTCCCGGGTGGCATACGGGTTGTCATACCACTTCTCCACATAGATCAGCGCTGGGCCGGTTTCGGTGGTAGCCGCGCCGGTGATCAGAAACTTGTCGGCGGACTCACCCGAGACAACGACGGCCGTCGAACTGAATTTAAAGGTCGTCGGGGAAACAATAGTCCCGGTGTTCATGAATTTGATTTTTACCGTGGCGTTGTGAAGGGCCAGAAGTTCAGCCCTTGCCCCATGGCGACCGGAGACAAACGCCGCATCCAACAGCGGGGTGTCCCCTGCCAGGGAGGAGCGGTCCGAAGTATAGAGATCCCCTCTGTTACCACGCAGCACCTTCTGCGGCTCCGAGCGGACGGTCAGCAGGGTGCCGCTCACCTCCGTAGCGGCGATGTAAACAGGCACACCAAAGCGCATCGCCATGTGTACGTCGTTGCCGACTTTGGCAAACTTGGAGCTTCGGCGCATCCCTGGCGCGAACAACCTGGCCGTCCGCTCCGCAAAGCGGCGAAAGCCGATATCGCTGAGATGCAGGCTGTCCGCCATCATCGGGGCTGCGGTGATGGGGTCTAAAGCATTGACCGCTTTATTGTCGATACGCAGCCCGAACAGGTCCATATGGCTGTCATAGACGGTCACCCGGTCATTGACGCCGATCCACTCCCGATACAGCGTCCGCATCCGCGCCGAGTATTCTGCAGCCTCATCAGCACTTGCCCAGGTCACGCCGGGAAACGATTCGTAGGCGAAAGGTTGCGGCATCACCAGCAAGAGGTGAGCGCGGGAGCCTGACAATAAAAAGGTCAGGAGTTTGGCAAAACCGGCCCGGGCGGTAACCAAAACCCCGGAAGTTCCCTGGGTGGAATCCTGGCTGAAGTCGTTCGTCCCCAGTCGCACAACGATGATATCCGGGTCGGCGTTGACCGCCGCCCAGGGGTTGCCCCGTGTCGTCACCGCCGTGGCGGTCGAGCCGCTAGGGATCCCAGCCAGCCAAGAGACGATTTGCGACCCGTTTAGGCCGATGTTGTAATTGGTCCACCCTTCCAGGGGTGCGCCGACCCCAAACCATTCGAGGTCTGCAACCACCTGCCAGGCGGTACGCCCAGCGACGTTATCGGTATTGCTGTCGCCTACCTGTGAAATGATGCGGCCGGTGGCGACGGCATCCGCCAAACTCCGCCCCGCACCGTCCCGGCGAAAATCAAGGGATGTAGTGCCGAGCGTGACCCCTTGCGTGATGCAGCGAAACATCGCCCCTTTGTTTTTATCGCCCGACAGCACCATGACGACGGCGCCGGCCAACTCCGCTGCCGCATCGCAATCAGATGAGCGCACCCACCCCCCAGTCGAGGCAACATAGATACCGTTGGCAGCGCCTGCATATTGATCCTTAACCAGCACCCGCATGCCATCGAAGATGGCCACGCCATCGATTGTTTGCTCGCCGGACAGGGTAATCGGCAGGGTCGTCGCAGCGGCGACCGGAGTCTTTAAATAGGCATTCCCCCCCACTCTCCCCTCGGCGTCATATTGTGCAACGGCACCGGCCACCGGATCCGTGGTGACGACGTATTCCCCCGCCGCGAGACCCGGGGAAAACAGAGCCAACCCCCCGGCTGCGTCGTATCCCTGCAGCTTGTTGGCACGAGCGGAGGCGGCAGGTAGAACCGCATTTGCCAAATCTCCTAGTGGGAACTTCAGCGCCCTGCTGATCTGGCCGGTGTGGGTGTCGATCTGTTCCTGCTCCTGCGCGATTGCCGCCACATTGGTGGCAATGTCGGTTTCGGCGGTGGCCATTCGCGTCTTCAGCCCGCCAATTTCGGCAGTATGGTCGGTCAACTCCCGGTCGCGATCCTGTATCATCATCACCTGGGCGTCGAAAGCGTCCTCGTGGACCTCGGGGTAGAAGTTGTTCCCCTGATTGCGGATGTCGGTCGTCTGCAAGGTGGCCGTGCGGCGCTTGACCACCAAGTCCACCCCGTTGGCCAGTGCTGTGGCGAGGGTCAGGCTCCCCCCGGTGTAGCTTCCCGCGCCGGTCAGGGTGTAGTCGTCCCCTTCGGTCAGCAGGACCGGATCTTCCAGGGACACGTCCGCCTCGTTGGGCGCGGCGATCCGATAGACCTTGATGTCATTGTTGGCCAAAAAGCACCAGGAGAAGGTGAACGGCCCCGCGCTGCCGGAGCCGTGGAACCTCTGCGAGCTGGTGGTCGATAGAACCGTCATTTACTTTCTCCTTTCACCGAATAAGAGGCCCTTGGCGATATCGCCGCCGTCCTCGGGCTGAATGTCGCCGCTCCATACGTCCCAGATGTAGCGGGTGGTGTTTCGCACCTGGCCGGTGGGCAGACCGAAAATGTAGCCGGGCAGGTCGAAGGCCTGGAAGACCAGATCGTCCACGTCCTTCTCGCCCTCGATGGTGTCGGCGATCTGGCCGGGGAGCCGGGCCGACATCTCCAGGGCTCTGGACAGGGGGGTCAGGGTGTAGCTGTAGCCGGAATCCCAGACGTTGGCCATGTCGCGCACGATGGGGACGGTCATGAAGGGATAAAGGGCGATCTTGCGCAGCGCCCACTCGGCCGGCTCTTCGTCGTCGTCCGGTCCCCGGTTGGCCAGCAGCTCGGCAATGACCGCTGGGGCCATGACCATGACGAAGCTCTTCCAGGCCACGTCCATGAAGCCGATCTCGCCGATGCCCTTCAGCCGTCCCATGTTGCGCAGGCGGTTGTAGAGGACGGAGAAGTAGGAATAGAACATGGTGAAGAGCTTCATCAGGTCGTTGGCACGCTGCACGGCCGACAGATCCTTCGCCCCGCCCGCCCCTTGCGAGAGTCTGACCGCCCGGTCCCCCGACTTGACCGCCTCGGCTTCGGCGAGCCCTTCCGCCTTGGCCTGCTCGTAGGCTCCCAGCCAGGTGGGGGTGGAGACGATGGCGTCGAAGAGTGCGATGCCGGAGAAGCTCTTGGACTGAATCCAGGCCCGGGCCCCCTTTTTCCCCATCAGCTTGCGCACCCCGTCGCGGATGTCGCGGTCCAGGGCGTTGGAGCGGTGGCGCATCTCTCCCGACTTCTCGTTGACCCAGGCCCGCGCCTGGAAAGGATGCTGGACGAATGTCCGCAGCCCCTTCGCCAGGTAGCGCCCCTTGACGATATCGAGGGATTGGGAGAGGCCGGCGATCTGGGTGAACATGGTGGTCACCCGCAGGCCCATGCCGACGATGGTGGCGTTGATCCGCAGGGAGGTCAGAAAGCGGCTCCAGAACTCGGTGCCGGTCTGGTCGATGTTGCGATCGTTGGCGACGGTGGCCAGCCACTGCTTGAGCATCCTGTGGTAGGCCGGTCCGGCCGTGGCGTTCAAGGTGTCCTTGAGTTTGGTCAGCAGGCGGTTGGCGTTGACCACGGCTTCGCGGTGGGTGATGTCGTGGATCACCTGGGCCAGGTGCTGGGGGATGATCTCCAGCGAGAGCAGGATCGGATAGGCGGCCTGCTCGATCCTGGCCTTGGTGTGCCCCTTCTCGGTGGTGGCTCGTACGTAGGTCGTATCGAAGAGCTTCTCCCCGCGGGCGTCGGTCTGCTTCTCGCCCGCCTGGGAATGCAGCGGATCGTAGACCACCGGATAGTAGCCCCCCTTGAAGGAGCCGTGCCGATTGTTAAACTCCCGCGCCTGCACCTTGGGCGGCTCCAGGCCGGTGAACCGCTTCTCCATGGCGGCGATCTCCGGCCACAGCGTCTCGATGGTGTCCCAGACGCTCTGCACGAAAGCCCAGTCGGAGCCGTCGAGGTGGGAGAGAATCTGCTCCGCCTGCTCCGGCGTCCACTGGTAGCCCTCCAAGAGCTTGGCATAGTTGGAGGCGTTGCCGGTGTTCAGGGCCACCGCCAGGATAGCCTGGCGGGTGAGCGATTCGCCCAGGGCGGGGATATAGACCTTCTCCACCAGCAGGCTCCCCTTCTCCTTGCCGTAGGCCTGGAAGAGTTCGGCGATCTTCTGGGTGTAGGTCTTCGTCAGGTCGAATTCTTTGGCCTGCGCCTTGGCCAGGGGCTCGAAGATCATCCGGTTCCAGGGACCGTTCACCGCCCCGCCGTCGAGCCATTCGATGAGCTGCTCGGCCTTGATCAGCGAGGCGTCCAGGCGCGAGAGGGTCTCCTTCTTCTTCTCAATCCAGCTGCGCGTCTCCTTGTCGATGGGGAGCTTCTTCGGATCGAAATGCTCATTGGCCGATGCCGAGAGCTCGCGGACGGCCTCGTTCAGCTCGATCTCCTCCCCCTCGATGCGGATGCGGTTGGCCTCGCGGGAGAGGTGTTCGATGTTCTTCAGGGCGTCCCGGACGGCCCGTAGCGCGTCGATGGAGAGGGTCTTGTAGTTGCGTCGGCCGATCTGGTCTAGCACCTCCTGGGGGATGGCCGCCTCCAGTCCCAGCTCCTCCTGCTGCCTGGCCCACTCCAGTAACGACTGGCGCTTCTCCAGAGTGCTCCGGGAGACGGCCTTGAATTCGTACTTCTCCAGGATGGCGTTGATCTGGTCGAGATAATCCCCGCCGGCCTTGCCGATCCGCGACTGGGAAGCGGGCTTCTCCAGGCGCCGGGCGTAATCGTAGATCTTCTCCGCTTCTTCGCGGGCCTTTCGCGCCTCGATGAAGAGGAAGTGATTCAAGAGCTGCTTGCGCTTCTCCTCGGCGGCGGTCGCATAGTCCTTCTTCGCCGCGGCCTCGAAGGCGAGCCGTCCCGCCTTCTGCTCGGCCTTCAGGTAGAGATCCGGGCGAATGTCCTGGACCGCCTTGGCCCCGATCAGCTGGGCAGCGAAGAGGCGAAAGGCCTGCAGGGGGGGGATGGCCTCGATCTCCTTGCGCCCCTCGCGCTCGGCTTCTTTCTGTTCTTTTCGGGCGGCCTGGACGAAGGGGGAGACTTCGCGCTGTTTCTTTCTCAGCGCCCGAAGCTCGGCTTGCAGGACCTTCCCCCGCTGGTCGGAGTGCACGGAATTCATCGCCTCGTCGGCGATGGAGCCGTCCAGCATCATGTCGCCGTAGAGCTCGCGCATGCGCACGTCGGTCTCCGCCTCGATGGCCTGCTTCATCGGCGGCGTGTTGACCATGGCCTGCACCATCTCGTCGCCGGAAGTAAAGCCGAAGACCTCGGCTGCCTCGTCGGGGTGCATCCCCCCTTTTTTCGTATAGACCCGCTGGAAGGCTCTGGGGAGCCTCTTGACGAAAGCCTCCCCGTACATCTTCACCAGGGCCGCCTTGGCGATCTTGAACCCCTCGGTGGCGTTCCCCTCGAAGTCCTCCCCCCGGGTCAGGAGCTGGAAAGCCTGATAGACGGGATTCTTTTTCGCTTCGGCTTCGACCTCGGCGCGGACCTTGACCCGCTCCTCCTTCCACCACGCCTTCTGCTCGCGGGTCAGCTCGGCCATCAGCTTCTGCTGCAGGTCGCGGGCGGCCTCCTCGTGGGCAACTTCGGCGATCTTGCGGTAGGCGGCGAACCCGGTCTCGCTCATTCCCGCCTCGGCGGCGTCGGCGAACAGGGGGGCGAAGCTCTGCATCTGCTCGGCCTGGCGGATCTGCTCGTCGGTGGCCAGCAGCCGGTCCATGACCTGGCGCACGTCCGGGTTCAGGGTGACATTGAGGTTCTTCAGGCTCTTGTAGATCCGCAGCAGCCAGGCCTTGAAGCGCTGGAAGACCGGTGCCAGCTCGGCGGAAGGGGCGTTCCCCTCCAGAATGTAGGCCTCGACCCCCCGGGCGAAGGTCTCGTGGGCGGCGACGGGGATCTCCTTGTCGGGATCGATCCCCAGCCAGGCGGCGATGCTCTGCCAGTCTTCTTTCACTTGATCGGGGGCATTGTCGCGGAAGGCGTCCTGGCGCAACTCCTCCAGCCAGGCGTGTCCCGATTCGTGCAGGAAGGTCGAGAGGTCCGCCTTCTCGAAAAAGGAGATCTCGCGCAGGCCTGGGCTAAAGGTGATGGAGCCGAGCTTCTCGGAAGAGAGGGTCTGGAAGAGCTCCCGCTCCGCCTGGTCGATCTCCTCCTGCTGCTGCTCGTCGGGCCGCTCCCCGTACTTCTCCCGAAGGTAGGCGAGGTGCTCCTTGAGCCTCTCGACGACGGCCAGAAGGGTTTCGGTGTCCTGGTAGAAGGTGGCGCTGGTGGGCATGACACCCATTTCGGCAGCCGACTTGCCACCGGCCAGAAGATCCAGGGGCCGGATATTCGAGGCGTTGCCGAAGCGGGCCACGTTCTCGGCGGCGGCGCTGTCCTCGCTCTTCTCTACCTGGACGATCATCGCCGCGGCGTTGGACTGGCTGGCCGCCCGCAAAAGCAGGGCCGATCCCCGGGAGACATCCCCCTGGCGAAGCTTGCCCATCTCCTCGGGAGTCATGGCCACCCAGGCGACGGGGGCGTGCTTGTTGTTGACCAGCAGGATCCCGTCCCCTTTTCCGCGCAGGTAATCGGCGGCGGCGTCGGCGCTGGAGATGGCCGCCTCGCTGCTGCGGGCCATGAGGCGCGAATCCATCACCGGCACCTCGCCCCGCCTGGCGGCGGCGGTCGCCCGGCCGGAACGGTCCACGGCGCCGGTCGTGCCGAGGGCGGTATAGTCGCCGTCGCGGCCGATGATCACATGGCCGGAGAACTCCACGCCGGAATCCTGAAGCAGGTCGGCCAGGCGGGAGGTGATCCCCTTGTCCTCGCTGGAGGGGGTGGTGATGCCGGTGGGGTGGTTGTGGCCGAACCAGACGTGCTTCGCGCCAGGAACGTCCAGGATGGCCCCGGCGAAGACCTTGGGGTCGACGATGGAGGAGCTTGCGCTGCCGGTGGAGACATCGAGGATGGCCAGGGGCTGGCTCTCTTCCCCGGTGACCAGGACGGCAAAATTCTCCTTGGCCTTTTTGCGCAGGGAAGCCAGGACGTGGGCGGCGTCGGCGGCCGACTCGATCCGGTCTAAACCGACTCGGAAGGTTCCGGTCTGGATCTGATCGACGCGGGCGGCGAGTTCGGCGCGGATTTTTCGGGGGAGGGAGGAGCCTTTGGGTCGATAGACCGATACGCGGCCTGTGGGCTGAACGTCCCCGTCTCCGGCGGCGTCGTCCCGTCCAGAAGCGTTTTGCTCTTCTGGTGGTAGCGCATCGAAATCAAATTCGGCTTGCTCTTCATTGACGGCTCCTTCGGAGAGCATACCATATTCGGCGGGCGCTTCGAAGGCCTGTCCCT